TATTTGCAGTGATTGGCACTATATGGGGTGTTGGAGATGGTTCTACAACATTTAATGTTCCCAATTTGGGTGGCTTTGTGACAGCTGGTGCAGCAGGAACATTACCGCCATTAGCTAATACGGTTGGTAGTACTGGAGGTTCATCAACACATTTAATGCTTGCTAATGAAATCGTAGCCCATGCTCACCCTTGCCCCAATATAGGTGAATCTTTTATCACAAATACTGGTGTAGCTGGCTCAGCAGGATTTGCAGCTGGTAGCACTACTTTTGCAGCAGAAATTGCTACTGGTAATAATGCTGTGGCACAAGTAGCTTTTACAATTGTACAACCTACAGCCATTGTGAATAAATTGATTAGATTTGAATAACCAAGGATAAAAATGACTATTAAATATAATGCAAATTACATTGAAACGATGCCATTTAGTGATACATGCGTACAAGTCAACATAACGACTGCAAGTCAACAAACATTTACTGTTCCAGGGCTTGTTACTGCGCAATATCAGGCATATTTTGAATATACCGAAAATTCAAATGTCTTTGTTTGCTTAAATGGAGTCCCAACTGTACCGACTGCGGGCAGTGTTGGCACCCAGCAATACAATGAGTTTAGACCCAAAAAACGGTATGTAAAAGGTGGCGATGTGATACACTTTATTACACCAGATACTAGCGCTTATGTAGGAGTGTCATTAAGACAACTTCAAGGCTAATATTAATAATCACAAGGATTCGTGATGGTCGACACTATAAAATTCAGTCAAATGACGCCAGGTGGTGATTTAGCCAATTCTGATAAAACTCCTGGCCTGTTATCGGGTGCAAACGTTCTTTTTAACAATCCCTGGACTTTTTTAGCTTCCGGCCCTACAGCCGATAGACCTATTCCAAGTGTGGCAATTAATGGAAGATTACGATTTAATACGGATATGTTGGTTTATGAGTATTACGATACTTTATCTGCTACCTGGGTTGAACTATCAGGAAGTGGCACGGGGACCGTAAATCCAGGCGCTACGAATGATTTAGCTTTTTATGCTGCCAGTGGGACTATTATATCACCTATAGCATCTTTAGCTAATGCTGTATTGGTAACAAATGGCAGTTCATTTCCCTCATTAAGTACGACTACACCCATTGGTTTATCTATCCCTGGTGCGACTATAACAAGTTCAACAGCTGCACTAACTTCTGGACAGGTTGCAGCCGTTCCGGTAAATCCAACTGATTTAGTTAATAAACTCTATGTTGATACCGCAGTTGGTGGAGTTGTATTATCAATTACGGGTACCACCAATCAGGTTATAGCATCTTCACCGACTGGGAACGTGACTTTAAGTTTGCCACAAGATATTGCTTTAGGTAGTTCACCCACTTTTGCAAACGTGAAATTAAGTTCTATCACACAACATGCCGTACTTATCGGACAAAATACTGCTTCTGCTTTAACAGGTGTGTTATTAGGAGCCGGTGAAGTATTAATAGGAACAACTGCAAGCGATCCTGTAGCGGCAACACTAACCCCTGGTCAAAATATCGGGATAACTAGTGTTACTGGTGCGATCACAGTTGGATTCACGGGTAATTTACCTGTTACAAATTTAGATAGTGGAACTTCAGCTAGCGCAACGACTTATTGGTCTGGAAATGGGACTTGGACTACACCTTCAGGAACCAGTACCGTCAATTCTGGATTAATAAATCAAGTAGCCTGGTATGCTGCTTCAGGTACAGCAGTTTCTGGCCTATCCACGGCTGCTAACGGTGTGTTGGTGACTTCCGCAGGTTCAGTTCCAAGTATTAGTACTACACTGCCAAACGGGCTAGCAATGGGCACTCCAGCATCGTTAACCCTTACAAATGCAACAGGTTTGCCCGTAGGAGGAATATCGGCAACAGGCACACCAAGCTCATCTACTTTTTTAAGAGGCGATGGAACTTGGGCTACTAGCGCGACAGTTGTACCTGCAGCACTCACAAAAACGGATGACACTAACGTAACTATGACACTTGGTGGTACGCCAACTACTGCATTGCTCCAAGCTACCTCTATGACTCTTGGATGGACGGGAACGCTGGCTGTAACAAGAGGAGGTACTGGTCTTGGGTCAATTGCACAAGGTGATTTACTTTATGGAAGTGCAGCTAATACACTTAGCGCATTAACAAAAGATACAAATGCAACTCGTTATCTTTCAAATCAGGGAACAACCAATAATCCTTCTTGGAACCAGGTTAATCTAGCTAATGGAGTTACGGGTAATTTACCTGTTACAAATTTGAATAGTGGAACTTCAGCTAGCGCAACGACTTATTGGGCTGGAAATGGGACTTGGACTACACCAGCAGGTACGGGCCCAGTCGGTGCAATAAATGAAGTTGTGATTCAAGTATTCAATAGTAGTGGAACTTATACCCCGACCACAGGAATGAAATATTGCATAGCATATGGATGGGCTGCTGGTGCAGCAGGTGGTGGGGCTAGTGCTGCCGCAGGTAATATCGCTGTAGGCTCAGGAGGATCGGCTGGGGGATATGGTTTTGTAATAGCCTCGGCAGCAACTATTGGAGCAAGTCAAACGGTTACTATTGGGGCTGGTGGGACAGGCGTTTCTAATGCTAATGGTAATGGTGGCGGCAACACTAGTCTTGGAAGTTTATTGACTTGCAATGGCGGATTGGGTGGTATTGTAGGAACGGCGGCTTCAACGTTTACAATTATTATCGGAGGAGCCAGCCCAACCCTTGGAACAGGAACAAGCAACTCAAGAGGTGAGGCTGGCAGTTATTCTATGATTTTATCACTTAATTGGGCCGTTTCAGGACAAGGGGGCACTTCTACTTTGGGCAGTGGGGGATTTGGAAGAGTGAATCAAGGAACTGGAAATTCATCAACAACGGAAGCTGCCGCAGGTGCAGGTGGATTATCTTTCAATGGAGGAGGCGCCGTTACAGGTGGCGCTGGTAGTAATGGATTTATGTATATTGTCGAATACGTTAGTGTATAAAATAGGAGTGAATATAAATGGCTTGGGCTTTAATTGCAACAGTAGATCAACCCATAACAGTTTGGGTTCCATCAAAAGGAACAGGAGTTGATACTATAGAAGGATATTTTAATACTATCACAGCGCAACCAGGTACAATTATAAATATGATAGTTTATGATGGCACAAGTGAATATCAGCCACCAGAGGGAACCAAATTGATGCAAGTTCCTGATACTACTTCTATGGGGGCAACAGGATTTAATTTATAAATTTTACACAAAAGGACGTTACTAATAATGAAATATGATTCAAAGCAAATAAGTATAGAACTAGAACAATTAAATAAAGAAAAAGAAATAGCATTAGAACAATATTATAATATATGTGGCGCAATTAAAGTATTAGAAAGAATGCATTCAAATATTATATTTTATGAACAAGAAAGAGAAACTATTTAATTTGCTGAGGAAAAAAAGGACGAGTTGTAACCTGTCTCTGTTAAGAACATTGGATATTAATTTTATTTTTTTATTATAATCAATTTAATGAGTTATAAAATTTATGCTAAAGTAAATATTGAATTTTTAATAAGTCCATGGAGAGACATGATGTCCCAAGAAAAACCAGAAGTTCTTGTTTTAAGTTTTTGTGAACGATTAAAACTGCAACACTCTAATTTTGTTCAACAAAGAGATTTAGCTATAAATAATTTCAATCAATTAGTCGGGGCCATTCATGCTTGTGAACTAATGATTAAACAATTTGAAGAAGTAGAAAATCATCTTATCTCAAAAGACATGGCTGTGATGGATGTTTTAAAAGTCGATGGATTATCTTAATAAAATTTAGGAGACCAAAGGAATGGCTGAAAAATGGATTCAAAAAATGGGAATGAAAAAAGGTGCTCTTCATAAAGAACTTGGAGTCCCAGAAGGAAAAAAAATTCCTGCTAAAAAATTAGAATCAGCAGCTAAAAAACCAGGTAAAGAAGGGAAAAGGGCAAGATTGGCTGAAACATTAAGAAAATTGGACGGAGGACATAGAGGTAGTAAAGGATGAATATTCAATTAAGAGCTTTAATCGATCATTTTTTGACAGTAGTTGAGAATTTATTAAATAAAGAAGATCCAGATATTTTTATTGCAATTGAAACCGAATTAAAGTTATTAGTAATAAGAATTGAAAATCTACTTTTAACTAAACCATCCAGTGCAGTTACCGCTGCAATTGGCGAATAAACTCCATAAAATTAAGGATAATAAAATGGCTACTAAAGAAAAGAAAATGGAAAAGAGAGAAGAAAAAAAAATGGAAAAAAAGATGGATAAGAAAATGGATCGCAAAGGTGAAAAAAAAGGTAAAAAGGATTGCGGTTACTAGGAGGTAATCATGAGATATTACGAAAAGCCTATTAATCGTGCTGATAAAGATGGCGAGCGTGTAACTCAGCATGAAAGTAAAGATAAAGAAATTGAAGCTGCAACGAAAGCAGATGATTATTGCGTAAGGACGGATGCTTTCGCGGAAGGTGATGGATATCTCGGGATTGATGACCTTGATAGAATAAGAAGAGATAGACTTAAGCATCAAACCAGATAACTTAATTATAAGGAGATAATTAAATGATTACATCTATAAAAAGGGAGTTTAATCTTTTCCCTAATATCGTTGGTATTGTTACTACCGATGATTTAACTACTATAACAACCGCTGATTATTTCAGTTCTCAAGTTGATGTTGTCGAAGCACTAAACAATGGCGTTTGGGAATGGGAAATAGAAGACATTGTTTTAATTTATTATGCTACTGCTCAAATCGGCTGGTTCACTTATGATGCTATTACGGATTCATTTGTATCATTAACCGTCAATGGTGGCTTATCTAATACATTATCTTCTGGTGATATATTCGTTGGTAATGCTTCAAACGTTGCTACTGGCGTGGCTATGTCTGGAGACGGGACTATTAGTAATACTGGTGTATTTGCCATAGCTCCTGGAGTAATTGTCAACGCTGATATCAACGCTGCCGCTGCAATTTCTTTTAGTAAATTGGCAGCTCTTGCCTCTGGTAATGTGCTTGTGGGTTCTGCGGGAAACGTAGCAACTTCAGTCGCAATGACTGGTGATGTAGTTATTTCCAATGCTGGTGTAACTGCAATCTCTGCGGGTGTTATTGTAGATGCTGATATCAACGCTGCTGCTGCAATTGCTTTTAGTAAATTAGCAGCCATGACTAGTGGATTTATTTTGGTAGGTTCTGCTGGAACTGTACCAACTGCGGTTGCGATGTCGGGTGATGCCACTATTGTTGCATCAGGTGCATTAACTATAGCTTCAAATGCGATTACTACTGCTAAGATTCTAGATGCTAACGTTACATTAGCTAAATTGGCGGCTGGTATTACTCCAAGTGCGATAATTAAGTTTAATTCTCAGGTTACCACTGTTGGTGGTGGTGGTGCTGCTGAGGCATTTGTGGTAACAGGCGCATTGGCTGCAAGTGACCGCGCATTTGTACAAGTAGTTGATAATGGAACAAATAATGTTACTGTATTACAAGCTGTTGTGACGAATGATACTTTAACAGTTACTTTTAGTGCTGATCCAGGTAACGATACAATTATCAATTATCAATTGATTCGCGCTGCTGCATAAAAAGGTAGTAGTAAATGAACAAGCTAAGGATGGCTTTAATTTGGTGCCTGTGGAGACGTTCAGGATGAACATATCTTCACAGGTATTCTTTTTTGTAAAATTCCAAAAAATTCTAATCAAATCACTTGTTCATTGAAAAGGAGAGCTTTTGTTATGCAAGATTTAAAGGACTGGATTAAAAATTGTGAGGGTTTAGATTTACATACCTATGTTGATACAAATGGACATATTACTGTTGGATGGGGAAGGAATCTCGAAAATGGTATTAGATTAGATGAAGCTGAGTTGATGTTCAAGAATGATTTAGCACAGACAGTTAGTGAACTTCATCAACATACTTGGTTTTTCTATCTTCCTCCTGGTGTACGCAACGCATTAATCAACATGAATTTTAATTTAGGAATTACCAAATTACTTGAATTTAAGGACATGATTACAGCTCTTGAGAAAAAAGATTATACATCAGCCGCAAAAGCCGTTCTTGATAGTGTTTGGGCGAAACAAGTACATCAAAGAGCTACTGATGTAGCATTAATGATTAGTGAAGGAAAATGAGTTTAAAACCCGAACAAATTGCGCATATCAATATAGTGAATTGGTTTAAGCATGACTTCCCTGAATTTGCAGATGATTTTCACCATTTTGCTAATGAGCGTTTTATTGATGTTAGAAATTACCCAGGACTTTGGCACCATGCTAAAACTTTATCAAAAATGGGAATAATAAAGGGCATTTCAGACTTTTTCCTAGCAGTACCAATGAATGACAAAGCTGGTTTATGGGTGGAATTAAAAGTAGAAGAAGGAAAACTTTCACCGGAACAAATTACATTTATAGAACGTAAAATATCACGTGGCTATGAAGCATTAGCTGTGTGGGGAGAAGAAGCTGCAAAAGCAGTTATTCTGACCTATTTAAACAGGGGTGTTGAATATGGAAAGCCTACGAGTTACTGTCTTAAGAGATAATGATTATGATTCTTTCGTAATATTAGATTTAGAAAATTTTTTAATGCATTTAAAAAAAGATTCAAAAATAGGAGAAAAATATAAACGAATGGATGCAGGAGAATTTAGACAATGGGTTGAGGACGGCATAACACCTAAGCAATTCGAAAAGTTAAGGGCTTTGAATAATTCATAAACAGGGAGCGTTAAGATGAGCAAAACAGAGACAAGTTATGAATTTGATCCATGCAGTATTGATGGGAGTGATAAAGAAGAAGTAACATTAGATAATTGGAAACCTACGAAGTATGAGCCTAAAATTATAGCTTCTAATTGGCGACAAGAGGCAATAGGAACGAACTTTAATCAAGAACCAGGGATAGATGAGCTTAAGAAAATACGTATGTATCTTAAGAAAAAAGCCTCTGATTCGGATATTATGAAAGCTTTTGGTATTAATGCTGAGACCCTAGTTGCAATTAAAAAAGATAAATATGATCCTGTTGAAGGTATTTCGCTTGATAATCAAAGCAAGATTTATAAAGAGTTTAAACGACTTGAAAATAGGATAGATAGTTTATTCAATGGTATTGATCATATTGCAGAATGCATATTTATCACTGAGGAAGATAAGAAAACATACAAAAATTCTTTCAAAAAAACCAAGGCTAAAAAAGAGAAAAAAGTCAAAAAAAATTTGGAATATGATGGAATGTGTGAGCAAAGTGATAATTTTGGTGATGATGAAGAAGAATAGAATCTGATCCATCCATGAAGGAGACAGTTGAGGGAGACGTTAAGCGCTCCCTTCTTTATTTCAAAACATCTTGACATAAAGACATATTAGTTCTGATTCTGTGTATAACCAGGCTTTATCCTGCCATGCGGCATTTTTTACAATAAGGCATTGCAGCATAATCATTTGGATATGAAATCCATTCATGATCGCAATAGTTATCCATCATGGATTTTATTTTGTTATATAATTTTTGATTGTTTATTTTCCCTGTGAATTTTGCATGACACCATAATCCATAAAGTAATTCTTTTAGCTCTTCTTTTGTGAAATCGTGCATTTAATTATCCGGTAAAGACAGCGACTCACTCGACTAAGACGTATTTAACCGGCGAAAGTTTGAAAACGTCTTAGTCGATCTACAGAGTGCTTTAAAGTGGTTATTCACGCAGCTTAGATATCTCTAACCCGGAAAAGTAATTGATATCTAAGCTGATCTACGGAGTGCTTTAAGGTCGTAATTACATCTAAGAATAGTATACAACAAATATTTATAATATTTCAATATTCATATCCTTTGCCATAATAAATGCTCTATTTGTATTGTTTTGGCAATATTCGGCAATATTATGCTCTAAAAATGCAGCATAAAAGCTAACCATATTGTTGAGCGAATTTTGAACTGGTTCTGTCAAGCTCTGTCAGAGTTTGTCATGGACAATTAGTATTAATAAAATACTAAAATCATCTTAGGTCTGATTATTGCGATAACCAGACTCTATATGTTCATCATCAATGTAATTGTTTTTACCGATATTTTGTTTTGAAAAGAAAGACAATTTTTTATCGGAACTATATTTATAATTATTAGATTCTTTGTCCTTGAGTTTGTCTTCAAGTACTTCATCAATAATCGATTCTGCAGCAACATACAAAGCAGTATATGCGCATAATGCGAATAATGTTATTTCTAATGGAAAAAATACCAAGCTGGATAAGATAACTATAAATACTGGTGCCAGTATAGACAAAAAAACATCTCGTCTAATATCAGCATCTTTATCAAGATCTTTATGCTTATATATTTCGATATCTCTGTCAATTACAAAATTAATGATAGTCAATATCAATAAAAGGATAGAGTTTATTAAAGCTATAATAAATATCGAGGAAATTAAAAGTGTTAATGCGAACCCTGTTAGCATTCCTAATGCATAGCCAATATTGTTATATATTTTATATTTTTCATATTTTAAATTTCGCTCATATCTATTTAAATCTTCTGAATCCTTTAATCTGCTGAATAAATAGTCATTAAGTGCTTTATTGATATTGATGAGTCTCAGACGATATTCATCAAGCTTATAATGCGTAAAAAGCTCCGAATCTGAACATATTTCCATAAATTAAACTTTATTCTTTTAAATGGATTAAAATAATAGCGTGCTTTTTTTTGTAACACAATGGGGTTATGATCGTCATTGTCTTATTATTCTGAGATTTAATTAAAAAAAGGAAAGAAATGGTAAAAAAAACAGAACAACCTAGCATGTATGAAGATCATCAATTGCGATGGAACACTCATTTGCAACGTTTGTATTTAGAACTAGAAAAACGCGTTCAAATAGAAATAATAGCCCTAGATGATACGAATGATTATATTACTCAATATAAAATATTACTTCTTAGAGAGCAGATTCATAGATTGCTATGTGTTGTGATTATGAAAGATAATATAGAGGACTACATTCATTTGGCTATTAATCCAGATGATGATGATATTGATTTAATAGATTTATCTGATAAAAAATTAACCACTTTAAATGATTTGATAAACTATAAAGTGCGTATATTTAAAAGAGACTTTGTTATTAAAGAGAACGGGGCAGTAGAATATATAAATCCACGTTTTATAGAAAAATATAATATAAAAGAATTATTAAATATGGCTCGTGGGCCATTTTCTTTATTATTTTCATTATTATTTGCTGATGGTAAAAAAGATTATAGTTACCCTGTATTATGGGGCAAGTCCAGTTCATTAAGTCGTTTTGAACAAGGGATAGAAGAAGCACCTGTCTTTAATGTGGAATTATATAAACACAATAGATTTAATTTCTTTAAAGAACAGATTGCGGGCCGTCTTGAATTATATGAAGAAAATGTTAGAAACAATGGTTCTCCAGATCCTTTTACTAAAAATGTCCCTGGGTAGTATTTTAACAATGTAGGCTGATAGTATTGATTAGCCTACATTATATATTCAGAAATTTAATCATATTCATGAGTAAAAATACTCAATATCTCATTTATGACGGCTCCAAGAGGGTCATCGTTGATGATCATATGCGCAAGACGCTGCCGGAGCCATATTATTTAAATCTAATTGTTTATATTATTGGCGAATGTGGGGATTTACACCACTACAGCCTGTTACCGGCACAATCTCATAGCCTCACCATACCTGAGCGAGTTTACGCTTTCATGGATTTGCCGTTCTTCGATTGCTCGTCGACTGGTGGCTTACCGCTTCGCCTCACGAATAAAAATAACTAGGATTCCCCAATCATTTCATGCGGTAAGCCCTAAAAAAGAGCGTGTCTCTCCACGCTGTCACGATTTATCTTTCCTGCCGGACTAGAATCGTTTAGCCCTGATTAACGGGGAAGCTCCGCCCTGCAATTTACTGGTGACACTCATTGCAAGATTCCTATCTGGTTTAAATGACCAGCGCACCGGAAAAATATCGCTGGGAACGTCATAACGAATCCGAATACTGTTTCACCTTCATGGGTAATCAGCTATATTATTATATTAATTATTCATTTGAAATGCATCTTTCGCATTTACTTTTATATTGACCAATACTTCCTGGATTGATTAAAAAATTTTTCTTTTTATCCTATACCCATTATCATCTTGATGAAGCATTATGTATGTAGGAGTGTTAACATTTTGAAGCATTTCTTGCATTTTCTCTCGCTTATCAAGATGTATATACCAATCTCTTGGCTTCTCGCAGTGTTTTTTAACGAACTGTCCATAAAAGACGTGACGTGCCTTGTCACTTATGGGCGTATAGCTCTCATAAAATGACGCAGTACGTCCTTTATCATCCCGACACCGATACATGCAGTTTATTCTAAATCCTGTTCTAGAATCAGAGATTACATATTTTGCATCAATAACTTCAAGTTCTTTTAATTCTGGTGTTGCTGAGGGTAAAGTTAATTTGTCATTTGGGTCTATCAATTCATGCTGACATACTCGACAATGGCGACTAGCAATATCGTTCTGGGCTTCGCATTCTTCGTTTGGACACTTCTTACACTCAAAAAAATATTCGCAACGTTTATTATTTATGCTTCCAATACAACGACGAGCTGTTTCTGTATTTAGTTCCATACAAGCTGGACATTTAAGTACTCTAGGTTTATCTTCATCTAAAGTCATTCTGACTGCTTTTAGCAAGACTGGATTATCCCAATGACTATGACGCTCAATATTTCCTGCAAAGTCTAATACTAATGCTTCTGTTTTATTAGTGCGGGGGGACAATCTGAGCACACGTCCCATAGTTTGCACGAGTAAAACCAAACTTTCTGTTGGACGTAAGTATGCAATAGTATCAAAAGCGGGAACATCAACACCCACGCTAATAATAGCAATATTAACCAGATATTTGATTTTTCCTTCACGGGCTTCATTTAAAATCCTCGTTCGTTCATCCTGTGGAGTTTCACCTAATATTAATGCGCTTTGTTCTTCTGGCAAATGGGTCATTATTTCATCGGCATGCTTTTTTGTAGTAGCAAAAATAAACACACCAAATCTACTTTGGGATTCCATAATATGAATTATTTGTTTGCAGATAAGTTCTGTTAAACGAGCATTCTCACTAATTACTAAATCTAAATCTTTAGAATCGAACTTTCCATTTGATTTTATTTTAACTTTTGAGAAGTCTATAACTAATTTAGGGTCAATTTTGAAGATAGGATCTATTAAATATTTATCATTAATTAATTGTTCGGTGGTAATGTTTCCGACTTGTCGATTAAAGAGGCAATTATTTCCAACAATTTCTGTTCCTTTAAATCTGAAGTTTGTTCCTGTTGCTCCAAGCAATCGCATTTGTGGATATTCTTGCTTGTAATGGCGAAGTATGCGCATAAAGATACTACGATCATCAAGATAATTAATGCCATGTGCTTCATCGACAATAATGATATTAAATTTGATTTGAGATATTCTTTCATTTTTATTAATTCCGTTTAAAATTGATTGTGGGGTACCAAAAACTATTGGTGCACTTTCATTTTTCTCTTTCAGAGCAGCACAATAAATTGAAGCGTTACCTCCTTGTTCTTTAAATGTAGCACAATTATTTCTTACAAGTTCAGCATTATTTACGAGACATAAAGCTCGTTTTCCTATGGTTTGCATTCTTAAGAGAATATCAGCGAGCATTAGGCTTTTTCCAGCTCCCACACTCGCCATTAATAAAACCGGATCATCGGTTTCTTTAAGGACGTTCCAGCATTCCTGAACTGCTTGTTTCTGATAATTTCGTAATTCCTTCATGCGACATCCTGTCTACTAAGGGTTTTTGTATTAATATGGGCGATTCAAAAACTATTGGATCGTCATTTTCCACATAAGGAGGGTATAGCTTTGCAAACTCTTCTTTAGTCATTAATTATTTCCCAGGTATCGCACATAATAGCCCAGCGTTCTATACCCCATGCCCAACTGTTTACATCGGCCATGCGTTCATTTTCAAATGGGTTGTCAAAAACTTTTATTAGAGTAGGCCATTTATCTATTCCTTGCATACTCGCAAAGCCGGATATCCAATATTCACCTTCTTTCATTCTCCCATGTCTGGCTTTTTTCCCTTCCCGCAAAAGGGGTAATATTTCTTCAAATTTCATCTTAAATTCACCTTCCTCACTTTTTCTAAATTACGGTTGAGTTTATCCAAAACTGTTTGAAAAGAGTCAACCACGATGAACATAATCTCGTTTATGTTAACCTCTTTATGTTCTTCAAGAAAATATTTATTAATATTACTAATTGCTAAATTAATCATCTGGAAAATAAACAGTTCCATATAGTCGTAAATTCCTCCTCTTTTTGCAATGTGAAACTTATCAAAGAATTTCATAAGAAATTCGTGCACATCTAGAGCGTTTTTTGGTCCTATTAAATCAGGTTTATCTGTTTCCTTTTGTTCATTTGATAATTCATTCATTTTTAGTATTCCTCAAGTTCTTTTCTTACAGATAATCGAATCAATTTGATTTTTATTCCTTGATCTAGTGCTAATTTTACTGCTATTGGTTTTAAAGATTCCATTCTATCCTTATCTGCGCAAACAAAAGGCATAAATATATTTTGACCATGTAGATTCATACTCTGACCTATAATTCCTTCTCCTCCTGCATCTACAGAGACGAAAGCATATATTTCTGTTATTTTTTCAAGATAATTTTCTGATTTCTCTAATTCTATGTTCATTCTCTGTTCTCCAATTCTTCAATTAAAAAATCGATTATTTTTCGCTGTTTGCAAATCTGATCTTCGATAAATTTCTTAAGATTTTCAAAAATCTCATGTTCTAGTTCTAGAGGCCAATTTTTTATATAATCCTTTTTTAAATCGTCTGGAGCCTTTGTTGTTTTCCATGTTTTATACATACTATCTAATAGATTAATATTTGCTCTTATTTTTAAACCTAATTGCCTCAAGGACAAGGCTTTAAGCTCATCCTTATGATTTTCACATATACAATAAGTCATTATTTATCGGCCTCTTTGTTTAATCGTGCTATGAAATCATTAGCCTGGACACTTGTCAGTTCTCCAATTGCTTCTACCTCATAATGCTTAAGATCGTCTGTAAATCGAGGTGGTGCAAAATCTTTAACTGATAGCAGGGCATGAATCTCTTTTAATTGCTCAGGATTTGCCACTTCTCCCGTTTCAATTACTGCATCGTCTATCGTTTTGCCTTTAGCTGATTTTAATTTATTCATTAATGTATCATGTTTGCGAGATGGTTTTGTATTAGGAATTTCACCTGTTTCATGGTCAATAAAATCTATATCAAATTCTTCGCTTGCAGCTGCTTTAATGTTTTGTATCCCTGCCTCTTGTAATTCATCCAATGATACGGCTTTTTGCATTTCAACACTACAGGGTAACCATTTAAACAGTTTTCTTAGTACAGTCTTTTTAGCCATCTCTTCATAATGAGTAATCCAAGGGCCATTATTTTTAGATTTGGATTGATTCTTAATCAAATCTACGTCCTTTTTGCTCATTACATCAAATTGATGACCTCCATCTTTAAGAATAGCTACAGCATATACTGCAACTAATTCGCCGCGCTCAGTCATGGCTGGCTTATGTGTTAAGTCTTCTTTTAATCCAAACTCATAACTAAACTTATCGTTTGCATAAACCGCTCTTGCTACTAAAGACACAATTTGACCTGATCTTCGAGCTAAGTCCAAAAATCCCCGATAGCCAGGCATAAATGTACATTCTACTTTGCCAGTGGAATTATTATTAAAAGGAATCAAATAACATGAACCTAAAATACCAGGCTCTAACCCTAATTGTGATGCTTGCATAATTGCAGCAATAAAACTTAAAGGATCGCATTCTTGAAGCTTAGGAGTTTTTCTAAGCTCAGTCAGTGCAATCCGTGTCATTCGTTCAGGAGTTAAATGTTTGGGTAAGCAACGAGCAATCTCCCCTTTCATTTGTTCTAATAATTTCATGACTGAATTTTGATTCGTTATCTTTAAGTTTTTTTGTTCAATAAGACTCATATTCATTCTACTTTCTCCAATTAAATAAGATTATAATGATGGAAAATCATGGGCAAAATAATAGATGTTATTCCAATACCGATTAATGAATACAATGCCTTTCTGATTTCTTTATTAACATGCTCAAGCATTCTTATTCTTATTTCGTGATCTATATATTGTTCGTGATTCATACTGCTTTCTCCTCTCATGACATTAAAATTAAAACATCCTTGTCATGAATTTATGTACTCCATAATTCATATCACGCTGCTTTTTCTTCTTCTAAAGAGTTTAGTGCAAAAGTTGGGACATTAAGTTCTTGTACTAAATATCCTTCCCATTTGTTTGCATCTAGACATTTTTTCAATTTTCGTTTGTATGTTGTAAATTGGTTTATTCCAAATTGCAAAGCCTCATCTTTCATAATGTATATTGCTGGAACATGTGGAGCGTCTTTTTCACAAGCCAAAATCACGAACATTTCAAATGGTTTGTCTAAAGCTTTGCATGCTTCAAATGACATACCCGCTTGTAAGTAATATCCATATTCTAAAGCACTTCTCATAAAACTATAAGCACTTGCGTTATTTGTAGTTTTTAAATCTACCACCATTTTTGATGACCAGATATCGGGTCGTGTTTTAAACTGTAAACCAGTTTCTTTGTCAGTCCAGAATATTGATTGCTCATAAACTGCTTCATCTAAAAGTGTAGTAACAATCTCATGTTTACTTACTAATTCAACCATTTTACTTACCTTAGCAAATTGGTCATCACTTAAAAGTATCTTTCCTTGGCTCTCTTCTGTAAAAATTTCCCAGTCTTCTTTGCCTTGTTTTGTTCTTCTATCTACTTTAGGAGCAACTGCAAATTCCATTTGAAATTTTGCTGGCTCTAATAACATAGTGTGAAAAGCAGATCCGATGTTCATTGCAGGTGTTGCTTCCTGTTTTTCAGCAAGCCCAGACATTGTGTCATACCAAAAATGATAGGGACTTTTATCTAGTAATATTAATTTACTCCTAGATATAGCTGTTGCTGCGTGGTACTGCTCATTAGTTATATCGTAAACGCCATCTTTATATATTGTAGTCATCATGTTTCCTTTATTTGTTAGTGAAGCATCCATTCTATGATGATTGTCGACATATGTCAATACTCGACAGATATTAATATTTTTATCTAAAAGTGCAGACATAGGGTATGTCGAATGATAACATGCACAAAAATATTAGTATATTAGTGACAAATAATTATGAGGTAAAAAATGAAACCAGAGGACGTTTTAAAAAAATACGGTAGTCAATATCAATTTCATAAGCAAACTGGTATGTCTCATACTTCGTTGGGGCTGTGGCTTAAATTAGGTTATGTGCCGGAAAATTCTCAATATAAGCTCGAGCGTTTGACAAACGGTGAATTAAAAACTGAATGGACAGAAGAGAAGGAAGCAGGATGAAAGAAATTTTAGATTCGATTAGTATTTGCTTAAACGGGATCTCAATAATTACTCTTGCAGTAGTATTATATAGAGTTCAAAAAGAGCTTAGAGAGATTAGATATCAAAATACGCGCATTGAAAATCAGCAAAGAATGCTCGATAGATTAACAAATTTTAGATATCAGCAAGATTATTCAGAAATTGATTTAACAAATGAAAACCTATTAGATACACCATTTTTAAAAAGATAAAGGATTATTAAATGAATAATAGTAGTAATATTAAAGCAGCAAAAAATATTTTAAAAAATCATAATAAAACAATTGGATTATTAATATTATTAATGTTTTCCATGGGACTTTTATGGAGTAGTAAATAATAAAGGAGCTTTAATGACTATAGACATTTATGCTAAATCTGTTCAACTTTTAGAACGCGTTGCAAATTCGATTCACGACCGCGAGCCTAAAAATCCTACCTTATTTACTTTTAGTTTAAATGAAATACA